TTTGAGGAATTAAGTGCTTTCCCTGTGCTGTGTTTAAAAGCAGTCCCCAAACGTATCCATTTCCATTCATTGGGTATTTCAAACGGTATTTCGTCATCAATACACTTGACAGTCCCATCCGCAAACTTCTCATAATGGGAATTATCGTCACCGCGATAAATTATAGATTCGTTCTTGTCTTTCTTTATTTTTCCTTCCTTAACCAAACGAGCCTTTTCTGCTCTAATATTTTCAAGCAGAACGCTTGCTGGTTCGTCATTAGGGTCTTGAGGCACGAGTTTGCCTTGAATAGCCCATTGCAGGATGCTGTTCTTTAATTGTTTTCCGTTCATAACTCAATGCCTAAAAGTTTTTGAATTTCTGCCAGCGTTTTGTCAATTTCGTGGTCCAATGCTTCACGCTTTTGAAAGTATTCTTTCAAAAGTTCAGCTGGTGGCAGTATTTCTTCATTGTCTTTCGGGAACTTGCATTGGTCAAAATTGCAGTCCAAGGAAATGAGCTCTTTGGCAGTAAAGCAACGGGATTTTTCATCTATCACATTGCCATCGTCATCTTTTGAGATTATTTCCTCTCGATTGTTCCACCATTCGATAATGGGCTGGCAGTGTTCCAACTTCATCGGCTTGGTCTTGCTGAAATGTTTGTATCCTTCAGGCATATCTAAACGATAGAACCATATTTTATTGGTGCGGTATTGCTCAGAGCTTCCTTCTGCTTTCTCGTTGTCGAAAAAGACAATGTTGGTGGCTATTGAAGTGTAGGGTGAGAAGATGCTACCGGGCAACCGGATGATGGTGTGCAAATTAAAATCTCGTAGCAACTTGGTCTTGATGGCGAGTTTAGCACCATCAGTTCCAAAAAGGAATCCGTCGGGAATAATAACAGCAGCTCGGCCAGCCGCGCGGAGTCGGTACATTATCAGAACCATAAATAAGTCAGCCGTTTCACTGCTGCGCATATCTGCGGGAAAATTACCTTTGACGCTGGCTTCCGTACTTCCTCCATAAGGCGGGTTCATTGCTATCACATCAATCTTATCGCGTTCCTTAATATCGCTAACTTTTGTGGCAAGTGAATCGCAATTCACGATGTTGGGGGCTTCTATATCGTGTACGAGCAAGTTGGTGATGGAAAGCAAATAAGGCATTGGCTTCCATTCCTGTCCGTAAACGGCATTCTGAAATTTAACTTCGTCTTCATTGTTCTTAATTTGCGGCTTGAGGTAGTTAAGGGCGGAAGTGAGAAAGCCACCAGTTCCGGAAGTGAAATCGGCGAATTTTTCATTCAATGTTGGTTTGAGGATTTGTACCATAAAATCGGTCAAAGCGCGTGGCGTGTAGAACTCGCCTGCGTGGCCTGCCGATTGCAAATCCTTCAATATGCCTTCGTATATGTCGCCGAAGGTGTGGCGGTCTTCTGCATCAGTAAAATCAATTTCATTGATAACATTGATAACTTGTCGAAGCAGAATGCCGTTTTTCATATACTGGTTAAGGTCTGCAAAAACCTCTTTTACAATGGCTTTTCCGCGAGGTGTATTTGCATCAACGGGAAGCTCTTTAAGAGAGGGAAAGAGTTCGTTGTTGACAAAATCCAACAAGGCATCACCCGTCAAGGCATTGCCATCGGCATTGTCAATGGCCCAATTCCTCCAACGCAATTTTTCCGGAATAATGGATGTATATCCTTCTTCTTTCATACATTCCCAAGTCTCTTCTTGGGAATCGTAAACCTTTAAGAAAAACATCCAAACAATCTGTTCGATACGTTGTGCGTCGCCGTTGATGCCTGCATCCGGACGCATAATATTTTGAATTCTTTTAATGATGTTGTTTACTGCCATATTCTATGCTGCGTATAATTGTTGTTCTAATTCCTTGATGGCTTTTTCATATCCATCGCGCCCTCCAAAAAGTTTCATGATTTTAACTGGGGTGCCAATTTTATCAAGCGGATTGAGTTTGAGAATCTCGTTCTGCTCCAATTCAAGGATGCCATTGTCTGCGTATTTATCGAGCAGAGTTTCCAAAACTTTACGGGCATCTCCTTGATACTTTGCTAAATAGTTTCTCTTTTTGACATTGTTGGCACGTTCTTGTCTTGTGAGCGGCTTTTGGTCAAATGCCACGTGACAAATAATGTCAAATATGTCGGCTTGAGCCAACTTGGGATTGCTTGCTCTGATGGCATCAATCAGCACATCGTACTCCTTTAATTCATTAACAATGGTTTTCTTTCTTTCTACTTCCGACCATTTTTTGATAAAATCATCCAAAGTAGCATATCTGCCACGGATGTTTTTGCGGGTAAAGGATGTTAGACTTTCTGTGCAAAGCTCTCCGTCAGCTCCAAGGTAGGATACGATTTCTGTTTCTATCTTAATATCTTTGCCTGCGACATAATATTTTTTAGGTTCAAATGGAGGATCAACAATGATTGGCGGAATGGTGGGGGGAGTGGTAGTTCCTCCATTTCCTGTTCCTTTTCCGCCACCAGTTGGCGGTTCAGGTTCACCATCAAATTCAGGGTCTTTGAACAGCTTTGTTGCATTTCTGAAATCAAGGATTTCAAAATGCCATTTGTCTTTATCCGGTCGGAGACGTGTGCCACGTCCTATTATTTGTTTGAATTCCGTCATTGAACCAATTTCCTTGTCAATGACAATCAAACCGCAAGTTTTGCAATCTACGCCGGTAGAAAGCATCTCTGATGTTGTAGCAATGCAAGGGAAAGGTTCATTTGGGTCAATGAAATTATCCAACTGTTTTTTCCCTGCCATTTCATCACCCGTAATCCTCATTACATAGCGTGGGTCTTTTTTACACAATTCTGCATTGAGATTCACCAAAAGCTGTCTCATTGCCTCTGCTTCTTCTATGTCTGGACAAAAAACAATGGTTTTTGTCATTCTCCCGATTTGTTTCAGCATTTTGGTAATACGCCGAGCCACAATCTCACGTCTTGATTCTATCGCTAATTTTCTTCCAAAATCTGGTCTGGCAAAATATTCACGTTGAATCAAATTCCCATATATGTCTTGTTCTCCATCTTCGGGAGTCCAACCTTGTAAATCCACATTGATGAAGGAATTGGTGACGCGGTATGGAGCTAAGAACCCATCTTCAATTCCTTGTTTCAAAGAATAGGTGTATATGGGCTCTCCGAAATATTCGAGATTATTGGCACCATCCACAGCTTTTGGAGTGGCGGTCATACCAATTTGAGTCGCAGATGAAAAATATTCAAGGATTTTCCTCCATTCGGAATCATCTTTTGCACTACCTCTATGGCACTCATCAACTAAAATCAAATCAAAAAAGGTTGGCTGAAATTCAGTAAATGGGTCTGGTCTTGATTCATCATACGAAACAAGTTGCTGATAGAGAGCCATATATACTTCAAAGGCTGAGTCCATCTTCTTGTTCTGAATCTTGGTCATTATCTTCTTGAATGGACGAAAGTCTTGTTGCATTGTTTGGTCTATCAGAACATTTCTATCGGCAAGATATAGAACTTTCTTTTTAGAACCGGATTTAGTCAAGCGATGAATGATTTGAAAAGCGGTGTATGTTTTTCCAGTACCCGTAGCCATAACCAAAAGCAGGCGTTTTTGCCCTTTTGCAACAGCTTCTACAGTGCGGTTGATGGCTATGCGTTGGTAATAACGAGGCGTATTTGTCTGATTGTCCCAGTAATATGGTTCGTTTATGATTGTTTGTTGTTCGGAAGTGTATTGTTTAACTGCTTGCACACGTGCAGTCAGTTCCGCTGGTGAAGGGAATTGGTCAAGGGGAATAGTAGTTTCTTTTCCAGTAAGAAAGTTATGTTCAAGGAATCCATCTCCATTGGAGCTGTATGCAAACGGGACATCTAAGGTTTGAGCGTAATCTATGGCTTGTTGCATTCCCGCGCCTAATGTCTTGTTGTTATCTTTGGCTTCAACGACAGCAATGGGTTGGTTTTCGGCTATTCGTAACAAGTAGTCAACACGTTTTCTTTCTTTTCGAGCATGGAATTTATCTTGAATAATTACGCGACCATCCGTAAAATATTCCATACGGATAAGGTTTCTATCCCATCCTGCACTTTCGATTGCAGGAGTTATGTATCGGAGTTTTATGTCCTCTTCGGACAAAGTTTTTTTATCCTCCATATAAACTTCCTATAATAAAATATTATCTACACTTTTAATCGCAAAAATACAAAAATGTTTGCATTTTTTGCGTGCGGCAAAAAAAATAAATGTTTATGACATATAGTGTCAGTGACATTTAAAAAACATTAAAAGAAACAATGATTCAGTGACACAATTTGTCATTCTTGAAAATAATGCAGAAACAGCAACTGGCAAATGCTGTCAGTTGCAAGCGACAACGATAGAAGCGGTTATCGGAGATTCGAGCGGATAGCGTGACCCGTTAGGGAGTCGCCCGCAATATGAACAAGAAATGAAGTATGTTAAGAACTACTCCTCAATTACAAAATCATCTTTTTGAGATGAATTACTATTTTTTACCGAAACCTCACATTTACCTAAATCCAAATAATAATCTTGTTCAAGCATCTCGTAAAATCTGTTCACCGGGATGCCAGGTCCTTCCAATTCAATACTGATTTGCCGACCATCTTTGGTAAATAGGAACACGCCACAAAGATTGTCATAAACATCAGGAAAATCTTCGAATCGTTTGTCGTCATGTTTGCCTTTGGGAAACAAAGGCAAATCAGTATTGTCAATTTCAGTCCCAGTAGATAATCCAATGAACGTCACACTGTCAAAAGGAATAAGTATCTTTGGAAACAACTTATAGTAGGGGTTTTCTATTTTAATAAACTTTACCATAATTAATATTTTTAAATTACACAAAATCGCTTTTGCAAAAATAAAAAAATATTACTTGTTTTTAGCACCAAAGAAATTGACAAGGCACTGGTCTCCCCAGAACTCTGCTGCAAGGTCGAAGAGCTTCTGCGCATTTCTGTCAATGGGTTCGTCGAGCCAGTCAACCATCGAGCGTCTTATTCTCGGATGCGGGTTGACGTACTTGCCGGCCACTCTGGGCTGACCGAAGCCCACGCCCCATTCCCTCCAGATTCCGTGAATCGGGATGAGAAAGCCGACGCTTTCGGGAATGTGGTTGAAGTGTTCTATCTTGAAGCGAATGGAAGCAGACAGCTTCTTTTCAACCTTGCCGGCCTTCTTTCCGCTCTTGTAGCGGTGGGAAGGTGTCTCCTTTCCCTTGCTAAAGGAAAGGGATTTTCGTTTGGCTGTGTTGCGTACTATTGAAGCCCAGCGTCTTGCCTGCTGGTAGAACTCTTCGGGGGTGATTATCTGCCCTTCGGTTTGCGTGGTGATTCGGTGTGCCATATTATTCTGTCTTTCTGTTTCTTGCTGACCTGGGCTTGCAGATGCTCGATGTCAAGATTGACTTCCACGACTTCCACAAATGCCAGCAGCGTTGTTCCATTGTCGCCAGGGGCGGCCTGGATAATCTTGTCTTCGGGAATGAAGTAAAGGGCTTTCCCGTCCGAGGACGGCAGGACTAAATCTTTCATAATCTTCAGGTTTTGTTGCGACAAAGATAAGCAACAAAACGATGCAAGTTTCAGTCCGAAGCACTTTTGCGAAAGTGGCGGTTTTCGAGGTAAAAGTTGCACTTTTCAAGTCAAAAATGACAAAAAGTGGATTTTTGCATTTATCCGAAAATCCGTTTTTTTGCACTTCTCCGAATCGGTTTCGGAGAAAAACGGTTACCATTCCGCAAAATTTCACTTCTTCCAGCTGTCGCGTATCACCTTGTCGAGCCGTCCGAGGACGACGTGGACGTTGGAGGCGTAGAACTTGCCCTCGTCAAAGAACTGGTCGCCCATTAGGTCACGGTGGACTGACACCCACGAAAAGGAGGTGTGAGCTGCGTTCCGTGAAGAGGTTTCCCTTGGAGCGGATCGAGCGAACACGTTAGGGTATTTCTCTTCGAGGTTTCTCTTGCGGAGCGTCTTGTAGCAGAGCACGAAGGCGAGCAGCTGCTCGCTGGAAACCTGCCCGAAGAGATTGAGACGGGTGTCAGTCCCATAGATGGAGAAAGGAACGCGGCGGTCGGTCTCTCCATTGTAGCCGTCACGCTGGGGACGGTACAGAACGGCGGCGGCCTGCTTGAAAAGCCCTGCAAGCATATAGCCGTCAGCGTAGATGAACTCCTCCCAGGTGGTGTTCGAGAAGTTCGGCTGGAAGCCGATCATCCGGATGCCGCCAGCATCGATGTATGGGAGCAGCTGTTTCGTAAAGGAGGGTTTCCCCTCGGAAACGAAATCCAGAAGCCGCAGAATGTGGTACTTGTGGCCGAAATGCAGGGAGTTCCAGATGTCGGAGGGGATGCCGGTCAGCAAGGAAACGAAACCCGTTCCCGTTCCGCCATCGCCATCCGCAAAGCGGCAGACTGCCAGCAGCTGTTCCCGTGAGAGTTCGTCAAAGCAGGAAGGCACGTTGAATACCGATTCACGGCCGTCTATTACTGTCTTTACCTCGTTCATAGCCACTTGTTTGTGTCAAGCTCGTTCCAGAACGGAGACTTGATGGTGAACGAGTAGCGGACGCCGACATAGCGTTCCCGCGTGTTCTGTATCTGGACTGCGGACACGTCTTCCAGCAGGAAGTCCTTGACGACCATGCACTCGGCCTTGAACTTGTCAAGGTTGATTCGGCGTATGATTTCATCGCCGATCCTTTCGCAGAGGTCGAAGGCCTGGTAGATGGCTTCGTAGTCGTCATCGTTTTCGTAGGACTGCACAATCATGAAGGAGGATTCCCGCTCCTTGAAGGCGTTGTCGGCATTGTCGGAGGTGAAGCGAATTTCGCTGCCCTCCTGCACCATCGCCGGAAAGTTGACGCGGTCTCGGAATCCCATATAGAACTCTTCGAGTTCGCCGCGGAAATAGTGCGGTTCGGCGCTGGTGTGGAGCAGTCCCTTGTGGGCTACCGCCAGCCCCATCAGATAGAGACTGAACGCTTGAGGCGAGTTGTGGGTGTCACATCTGTAGTCTTGGGGGCAGTTCATTGCTGGATGGTTTTAGGGTTGTTCTTTATTTGTCGTTGCGGGCATTCTTCGCGGTAGCATTCGTGGGCTCGTGAGAGTACGAGCTGCCGTTCAAGTTCTATCTTGTCGGCCTCGATGCGTGCCGAGTTGCGTTTTAGCGTGGCGATGAGTTCGCGCTGCTTGTCGTCAATCTCGTCCCGTGCCTGCTCGTTGCTGATGTACTCGGCGATGAGCTGCTTCTGGTATTCTATCTGCTGGGTGAGTGCCGCGAAACGCTGTGTTTCGAGCGAAGTCTCGCGGGATTGTTCGTCAATCTTGCGGAGTCGCTTTTCGGAAAGCCACTTGAGGATGCTCCAGATGGTAGTGCCACCGAGCAGGAAGTTGGCCAGAGATGAGATGATTATAAATGTGGGTGATTCCATTAGGCGAAAAAGATTTTGCGGTTGGTGTTGTTTCTTCTGAATGTCTCGTTGCGGGGAGCGTTCTCCCCTGCGAATGACTTGTATTGCGGGTAGTCCGAAATGTGCTGCTGAAGGGTCGTGACGGCTGCGGCCATATAGCGTTCCGCCTTATGGCGGTATTCTGCCGCCATCCGTTCAAGCTCTGCAGGAGCAACTACGGAGACTTCCGTGTCGGAAGCGGAAGCGGCTTTCGAGGTTTCGAAGACAAGCCCCTTTTCGGTGGGTAGGCGGTGCAGTTCGCCGATGCCGTCAGCCACGGACCAGAAGACGATGAACTTCTTGATGGCGGGAAGTATTCGGGAATACTTCTCGAGCGAAGCATCAGCCGAAAGGAGTTCCGAGCAGAAACCGCCGCCGAGGCGGTGGCGGAGTTCGGTCTCTTCGGTCGTCTCGATGAAGTAGCGCATTTTGAGAAACACCAGCCGTGAGCGGCCTATGTTGAAGATGTCGTCAAAATCTTTCGTGTTTCTAATCAGTGAGTTTGCGATGGCAATGAAGGCTGGGCTCTGGGCAAATTCCGGAAGTTGTGCGAGGTGCTGTTCGCAGTAATCGAGCACGGCATCCAGCTGGTCGAAGCCTCCCTCCTTGAGGGAGCGTTTGACGGCTTCGGACTGGTAGCGGTACAGACGGCCTTCGCCGGCGTTGTCCGCCGCTCCCTTGTCGGAGAGGGAGACGGAGAGTATGTCGAAGTCCTGCCAGTATGCCAGGCGCAGTACGGCGTACTGGCAAAGGTCGAGCAGTGCGGACAGGGTTTCGTCCGTTTGATTGTCGGAGATGTAGAACGAGGCGAGGCGTTCAAACAGAGGACTGCCCAGAATGGGTAGCAGGTACTTGTTTTCGCACTGCGATATGGCTGGTGCAAGTGAGCGGAACGAGCAATTCACGTTTACGGGCAGAAAGTTTTTGAACTCTTCTGCTTTCTGGTTGTTTTCGCTTGAAAAAAGTCTGGGTGTCATTGTGTTATGCAAGTGTTTCTTCAGTGGATTTTCCACTGTCAAGTGTGGTCAGTACGATGTTGCGGTACATCAGCTCGACGTGTCCGAAGCCGTTGTATTCGAGCATCAGTTCCACGGGGTCGAGTACCTGCTGTTTTTCGATGTAGTTGAGGATGAGCGAGACCAGAAGCCCCTCTCGGATGTCGGATCCGCTTCCAGCGTTTCCGGCATAAGGTCCGCCGGGCATACCTGCCCCGAGGACGGAGGGGTTGACCATCAGCGAGAAGAGGATTTCGCTGTTGGCCGCTGCGGATGAGGAAAGACTTTCCGCCGCTTCAATCTCGTTCTTGAGTCTCTCGATGGCCCATTTCTCTTCGGCCTTTCCGCTCTCATTGAGAGAGAAGCCGGTTGTGAGGGTCTTTGCGGGATTCTCTTCGCTGGTGAGCTGTTCCTCGAAGGAATCCAGATAGTCGTTGATGGCCTTTTCGCGGTCGGCGGTCGATTCGAACTGCTCGTGGGGGAACTTCTTTTCCCAGTAGGTATCTGGGATTTGGATGTGCCACATAAGGTTCATTGCGTTGGAGTAGGCCTTTTTCAAGTAGGTCGGAATCTTGTGTGAGATGTCAATCCAGCCGCTTTTCCAGGCGGTGTCCCAATCGGGAAGGCCGTAGTAGTCGTTGTTGGAAAAGTAGTTGCGTATTCTGGGGAAGGCGATGCACTCTCCGTTGAGGCGGCCTTGTTCCTTGAGCACTTGGAGGTGCGTAAAAGGGTCGTTCTCGTCAAGAATGGTCAGCACCTTGGCGGTTTCATCCGGAAATCTGCGGTCGAACTCGCCAAAGAGTAAAAGTCTGGTTTTGTCGATGCTGAGTCGGCAGTGGCGGGCGTTGACGGTTTCAGTCCGAAGGATGCGGCTTCCATCGGCGGAGAACACGAAGACGGGGAAGCAGTTTCCGAGTTTTATGAGGTCTCGGAAGGCTTGGATGTGGTAGTTTCGGAAGTTATAGCCGCGCAGGAAGTTGAGCAGTTCGGGGTCGTTTACGGGCGTGAACTGCTCGCGGTTCTGCCCATCCAGACCGGTGACGCTGACGGGAAGGACGCCTTGTCCGTAGCAGCAGCGGCACTTGTAGTTCAGACCGGTGGAGAGGACACCCGTCTTGGCGACCACTTCGAGTGCGTCTTCCGGGTATCTGTTGTTTGTACCCCAGCTGGCGTATTCTGTGTCGTGGAAGGTGAACTTCTCGAAAATCTCTTCGTTTACCGAAACGCTCTTGATGGTCTTGCCGTGCGTTTTCGAGCCGAGAAACAGCAGCGGGGTTCCTTGCTTGTTGAATAGTATTTCCATAATCCTTTACGTTAGATGACAACCTGCATTTGGTTGAAAGTGCGGATGTTGTCTATTGAGACGGCATAGATGTGTCCGATGGCGTTGCCCGCAGGGTCAACGGCCTGGATCCCGCGCAGCCTGCCGGCTTTCATGTTGGCACGGAGGCCTCGGACTCTGGCGTTTGGGAGTGACACCAGCTCTCCGTTTTTCAGATAGAACTGGATGGAGAAATGGGATCCTGTGCCGCCGGACTTTTCGCGGGTTTCCATTTCTCGAAGTGCGTCGGCGCGTCTTATCTTTTCCATAGGGGTTTAAGTTTTAAGCAAAGATAAGGGGCATCTGCAAAAACCATAGGGACAGAAATATGACGATGGGAAGGTGATGCCTCAAAGAAAGGGGAAACTCCGTTTCCGGCAATCACCTTGCCAAAGAGGAATGCCCGTCAATTTTCCGCCGCAAGGCGGAAAATTTTTTTGGGGGGTCTGGGCAAAAAAAAAGGCGTGCCGTGTGGCTCGCCTTTTGTCTTCTGGTTGTGTTCTCACTGCCAGACGTCAATAATAATAGTTTTTGGGATGTCAAATTTAACGCTTCCGACAAACTTTTCAAATACTTGTATCGTTTCGGCTGGGGCGTTTCCTTGCCTTAGCATTTCGGCGAGTTGCTGCCCCGTAAAAGTGCCGACCGAGGGAAGCCCGTATTTTTTCGCCTTTAGTGTTCTGGTTATCGTTTCAATCATTTGCGCCCCCTTTCTAAAATACTGCTATCGGTTCGGGTTCGTAAACTGGCGGGAACGTGGCCAGCGGTTCGGCTTCTGTTTCGTCTGTTGTCGGTTCAGCTTCTTTCCTTACAACTTGCAAATCAGAAAACAAATAACACATATTAAATCGTTCGGGCTCTTGGTGGATGATTTCGCCGTTTTCGTCCGTTCTGGGTTTGAAGTCCAGAACTTCGGCGGCTGGCCGTGGCTGGTCGCCTTCGTTCTTCTTTTTGTCTCTGCGTGTCGGCTGGCTCCATACGGGGAAAGCCTTCGACCCTTTTTTTATGGTGTAGCCCTCGGCCTTCCATTCGTTGAACTTCTTAAAGTCTGCGCCGCCGTCCTTGTAGATGAATTTCAAAATAAAGAAGTTGAGCGGCTGGGTTTCGTAAAAAAGTGCTTGGTTGTCGCTTGTTGCCTCTTTTATAAGTTTTTCTTTAATCTGGCGGGCTGCGGCGCTGGCTTGTAGAAGCCTTTCAAATTGTGCGGTTCTGTTCTTCTCTTTTTCGGTGAGGTTCTTATTTTCGCCGTTGGCGGTTTGTGACGGGTTCAAAATTTCGCCCGTGTTCGTGTCAATATTTTTCATAACTTTGCAAAGTTTAAATTTTTTAATGTGAATTATAAAATTTGAATGGTAAAAGGGGCGGCGCTGTCTGGATTTTTGCGCCGTCCCTTATTGTTTTTTAACGGGTTAGGCCTTTAAAAGTTCTTTTTCGATGTCTTCGACCTTTTTACAAATTTCCGTTTGTAGGATTTCGCAAAACTTTGAAACGATACCCGTATTTGAGACTGTCAAAAAGTTGCGGAAAGATTCGCGGTTGTAGTTGTCCGCTTCGTAAACTTCAAAGGATAGGCGACAAATCGAGGTTTCAAAGTCTGCAACCTCTTTCAATTTGTCGATGTACTCCGAAATTTTGCCACGGCACGAAATGAGCGTTTCCCGCTTTTCGGCCAGTTGTTTTTTCTGGTTGAGTTTTTCAAGTTCTGCGGTCAGTCTCTTTTGGAGCTGGTCGAAAGATTCTTGTTTCTGGAGTTCGGCGGCAAAAAGGGCGATTTTTGCGGCGGTTTCGCTGTCGGTGGTCTCTGGCTTTGCGGGTGCTGCCGTTGGTGTTTGTGCCGGTGTTGCCGTTGGTTTAGGTGTTGCGGTCTGGGCTGCTGCCGTTGCGGTTGCCGTTGCTGGGGTCTTCGCTGCGCTTGCGGTTTCTTTCTTTGCTGCTGCGTTTGCTGTGGTTGTTTTTTCTTCTTTCATAGTGATTAAATTTTAAAATGTGAATAAATAAATTGATTGTTTGGCGTGTCTGGTACGCCGTTTTTTATGCTTTATAAAATGTTTTCTTCGGCAAAAGAAAAATAATTGAATGTTGTAATAATTACGCTATCCAGAAGGCGGACGCCGAAAAGGTCGGCGGCTTCCTTGATTCGCTTTGTGAGTGTCCTATCTTGCGGGCTTGGTTTGGTGCTGCCGCTGGGGTGGTTGTGGCAAATTATCAAATCCGTTGCATTGGTCAAAATTGCGCCTTGCAAAATAAATTTGATGTCAACGGGGGCGGTGTCTGTCGTTCCCTCGCTTATTTTGTGGAGGGCTAAAATTTCGGTGTTTCTGTTTAGATAGATGGCGTAAAACATTTCTTTGTACTCTAAATTTCTGTTCATCTCGCCAACGGCAAACATAATATTGTAAACGTCGCCCGTGTTCGTGATTCTGGATGTCATCCCCGTTTGAACTTTCGTTTTATATACGATTTCTATTTCTGGGGCTTTGGTTGTGGGTTGCTGGTAGTTCATAACTATAAAAATTTGAATGGTTAAAAATAGGTTTATAAATGCGGGGCGGGGTCTGGATTCCCGCCGCTGGTGTTGTGTAGTTTTATTTTCTGCAACTGCTTGAAAATCGGATTTTTTGCACGCCTTTTTTATAAAAAAAGGCCGTTAAAGTGTAACGTTTGCCGCCTCTCGCCCTACTCAAAAAGTTTATAAAAAATACTTTTTTATAAACAAATATGATTTTGAACGCTGGCGGCGGTTTGATTCCGTCAAAGTGTTTTATTCAGTATGTCAAAGAACGGAGCAAATAAAACATCGGTTTGTTTCCCCCTTTGTTTTATGTCGCTAATATACAGAAATTTAGCGAAACGACCAAACAAAAAAGCAACTTTTTTGAATTTTATTTTATTGATAATCAGCAAGTTATAAAAATATTTTTACACAACACGTTTATTTACAATAAATTAGCAAAATTTTCGGAGCAAAACGGCGTATTTTTGCAATATTTAATTTATTGATAATCAAGTAATTAAACCAAATTTTTACACTAAAAACAGCACCAGCGGCGGCGGGACGGCATCGGCACAAATATAAATGTAAAGCATTTGTTAAAAATCGGGTAGGAAATCGGGACGGCGGCGGCACGCCGTCCACCCTTATAAATATCCATACATTTATTTTCCCGTTATTTATTCCTTTTTTAATGCCGTCCACCGCCGTAAAAGGCGGTGAAATACAGCATATGAAAAAGAAAACGCTGGTCGGCGTATTGACCAGCGTTTTGTTACCTTAATACCGCGACAACGATTGAAGCGGTTATGAGGACGAAGGACGAAATTCGAGCGGAAAGCGTGCCCGGTCGCCCTAAACAATAGTGCAATTATTACTTTCTATCATAATAAGTAATTTTTGGGAAAACTTCTAAACAATAACTTGACATCATTTTACCTTTTAAAACACATTTACATTCAAATCTCATGTCAGAAATCTCTATTATTTTAAGTTCGAAATCAACCCATTCACCCGCATTTTCAATCCTAAGATTTCTATTTTCATTTACATATTTATCATTTTTGATAGCATTATTAACTTCCGTTAAGTTTTTGAAAAAATGAACATTAAAACAGTTCTTTTCAATTATATCTCTAATAAAATTTTCCTGTTCATCTTCAACATTCAAGTGAAAATAGAGGTATGCACAATTTTCAGGTAAATTGAGAACACTATTATTTCTTAAATTATCTAAATACTCCTTTGATAAAGCGTTTTTCGAATAAAAAATATCTGTCATAAAAAAAAGTTTAAGATTAAAAGAATTTGTTTGCAAAACTACAAAAATATCATTTTCCAACCCTCACTGGCACAAAATTTTCACTTTTCCCTTTCAAATCCCCGCCAAACTTGGTCCAGACTATCTTGTCGGCAGCATCGGAGAAGTGCGTAGCCTCTTCGGGCAGTACTCCGGATGTCTTTCTTTCGGAAGACTTGTCTTTCTTGAGTTGCCCGTCCACGTCCTTAATCATGGCGTTGTTCATCGAGATTAAAGTGAAACGGCACTTGTCGCCGTTGAAGCGCACCAGAGGCAGGTTTTCCCGTTCCTCGCGGAGAATCAAGCCCCAGAGCAGGTATTTGTCGCTCTGTGGCGGTTCCATTCCCTTGTGGGCGTGTTCAATCACGTCCCATCCTGCCTTCTTGAAATAGGATATTGCAAGCTGGTTGTAGCTCATCGAGTTCAGCACGTTGGGGTTTCTGGAATCTCCGTACTTGTCGCGGTAGAAGTGTATCTTCTTGCAGTTGTGAGAGGCATAATAGTCAGTCACCTGGCCGCATAGTTCCTTGATGAGGATGTTGCTGCTTTCGTCGGGCTTGACGTAGAACTCGTTGATGAAGTTCTGGCATTTCCTTAGGGTGGCACAGTTGTTGACGAAGTCGTAGTTGCGTTCCTGGCAGACGCAGAAGAGGGAAATGGAGCTTCCCCAGTCGGCCACTATTTCCAGCGGCAAATCGGGATTGCAGTCGCGGTCGAAGCCGCTGCTTTTCAGAGCGAGGCTTTCGAGGTCGAAGTCGGTTTCCTTGGCGATGGCCAAGAGACGGCGGTCGTCCAGCCCGTTGTGATAGACGTGCCGGTCGTCGGAGATTGAGTAGAAGCAGTCCTCGACTTTGTCGAAAAGAAAGTTCATGATTTCCACGAGGAAGACCAGAGGCGGAAGGAGTTCTCGGTTTTTGCGGACGTAGGAAAGTCCCAGAAACTCGAGGTTGTCGAAGGCGTTGCTGACGGTGAACAGCAGTCCGTCACGAGAGACGAAGGGGCGGATCTGCCGCTTCACCCTTACTATTTCGTTCCAGCACTGGGCGAACTGCTTGGAATCCGTTATGTCGAGAAGTTCGAGCTGGAGTTTGACGATTCTGTTCCAGACGTCGAAAAGACGGATTCCGGCTTCCTCCTCGTAGTAGGAGGCGAAGTCGAGCACCCAGCGGCCGTCCCTTGTGGGCGGCATGCTGGTGGAGTATTTGTAGCCGTGGTGCAGGTGGACGGGATGTCCGGACTTGCTGCCGAAGAACTCGAGGTTGCCGCGGTTAGTCGGGGCGACCTCCGAATCGTACTGCTCCTTGTTGAGCGTCAGCGTTTCGTCTGCAATCTCGAAGTCCACGTTTGCGCCACGGCCGCTGCCGGGTTCGCTCTGGGAGATGAGTGCGAAGCGCGTTCCGTTGGAGACGGACAGCACGTTGTCGAAGCGGTTGAGTTCCTCGTAGGAGGACTCGAAGTAGGCGGGCGGGCGTTTGCCGATGACGTAGTTGGATTCTTTTTCGTAGCCCATCTGGTTGAGCATTTTCAGTGACGAGGGCAGCGTCCGCGTGAGCAGCTGCCCGAAGGTCTTGCCCGTTAGGGCGATGACTGATCGCGGCATCAGCCGAATCAGTCGGTCCATCCAGAAGCCGATGTCGGCACTCTTTCCCGTGCCCCGTCCTTCGACGGAGACGTGGCATTTGGGCTGGAGAATGAAGGAAGGAAGCTGGGCGCGGTTGCCCGAGAGTCGGATGTCCATGGCGGGGAAATTAGGATTCGAGAATCTGGCAGGCGTCGGCCTCGGTGATTTCGTCGTCGAGACTGCCGAGCAGTTGGCGGCGCACGTCAAGCGGCAGCTTGAGCAGCACGTTCTCCGGAATGGAGACGTGGCGGTTGTTGATGTTGAACTGCACGAAAATCTGGTTGGTCTCCATCAGTTTGGGGTCAATCTTCTGCGGCGGCAGCTGTGAGAGATACTTCTGCAGTGTTGCAAGGTTCTTTGCTCTGGCGGCGTCAGAAGTGGCAGGATTGGCGATTTCCTTCATCAGCCAGTCAAGGAACCAGCCTTCGAGGAAGTCCCGGTCTATGGGGTCGTACTTGTTCCAGAGGCGGCAGGCGTTGCGCAGGTCGCAGAAGGCCTGCTCTCTCGATATGTCGGGGAAGCGTGCCCGCAGCTTGAGGGCGGCGACGCTTTTTCTCGGGTACTTTCGTAGGATGGCGTGCGCAGTCCGAAGGCGTTCGAGGATGTGCTGCTGCCTTTCGGTCAGTGCTTCGCTCTGGCCGGTGGTGTAGAACTGGGAGATGGCTTCGAAGTCCTCTTCGCGGACTTTTTCAATGCTGGTTCTCTTCTGTGGTTCGTTCATAGTCGTATGCTTCGAGGTTGTTCTGTTCGGTGAGTGAGTAGTACTTGAGCATTTGCAGGATGGCGGGTTGCGAGGAGTTGAGGGCGGCGTCGAGGACGGTCTGGCGGATCTGAGCCTGGGCGGAAAGGTAACCCCGATACCACTGCTCATAGACCTCGCCCTTTTCCTGCTGGAACTGCAGGGCGACTTCCGCCACGTCCAGACCGAAGTTGAGGGCTACCTCCTTGAAGGAGAAGCCCAGCCGTCCGAGGGTGAAGAGCTCGTCATTCTGCTTTTCTGTCAAACTGGTCATCGAGGATTTTCTTGTCGCTGAGAAAGACGTGGTCAATGACTTGGATGACGCCTCTTTCGGGTTGCGGGTTTGTGGTAAAGTTGAGGGAGCCGGAGACGCTCAACTGCCATTCATCGTTCCAGATGACGGCGACCTTGGCGTGTACGGGTGCGATGGTGACGGGAAAGTTGGCGGTGCACATCTGCAGCGGAACGGGGTTTCTGACCTTGACGCGGGGGTCTATCCAGAGGCGGAACTCCTTGATGAGTCCGTCCTTCATTCTGGATAGTATCTGGGTGACGGCCTTTTCGGTTATCGCCCAGGTGCAGGCGGTGACGTTGCAGGGCCCAATCTGGCGGCAGACGTAGGATATGATGTCGTGCATCGCGTAGCGGCCGAAGGTCCAGAAGTTCACGACGCTGTCGTGCTGGAGCGGCCCGATGTGCTTGGAGAGTATTTCCCAAGGTTCGCCGACGAAGGAGACGGACTCCGGGAAATAGGAATCGTAGGGGAAGCTGTCCGCCTGCCTGCTCTGGGTTTCCTTTCGGGTATTAAGTTGAGAGAAGTCTATGAGGCTCATTGTCGGGATTCGAGGAATTGGGTTACGAGTGAGTATTGGCGGCGCAGTTCCGCAAGTCTTTCTTCGAGCTTGGAGCGCAGCGGACCTTCCGGCATTGGATTGGGTTTGTCCATCTTTTTAAGTGCCTGGTATAGAATGCGGTTCTGCGTTTTGTTGATGTTTACCTTTAGGGAGTGCTGCTTGCGGGCGAGTTCGAGGTCGGATAGTGCGGAAAGTTCCGGTTCGTCGGATCTTTCCGCCTTTTGGGCTGGTTCGGTGCTGACGTTTTCATCGACCATCCGGACGAGTTCCGGGTCGGGCGTTCCCGTGTCGAAATACTTTTCCTTGAGAAGGTAGAGTTTTTCGTAGCGTGCGATGAGCGGAAGGCGTTCGTCCAGGATCGCCTTCCGCCGTGCGACAACCTCCTCGGAGTTGCCCTCGCCCAGCTCGTAGAGTTGGCGGTGCATTGTCGATATTCGGGTGAATAGGTCGTAGATTTCGTCCTTGGCCTTGCGGATGGTGTCCGGAATGTTTTTGTCGGATTCGGTCTTTTCGGGTTTGTTTATAAACGTATTGGCTGCCAAGGTCTGGGTTGGTTTGGGAAGTGGCCGTCCTTTGAGCAGCTTTCGCAGTTCGTACTCGAGTTTCGGGAGGGTCCTTTTCGGGGTGGCGCGCTGGAAGAACTGGATGAAGATGCGGTTCTTGTGGTACTTTGCCAGGAGTGCAACGCCTTCGTGATAGTCCTTGTCGGATTGCAGCCAGCTGATGATGTCGTCCATGTCTTTGTTTTTAAGGCAAAGATATGCGTTTATAAACGGTGGGATTGGGACAAAAGGAAGAAGCAGCCATTTGCGGTTGCTTCTTCATGTGACATTTCTTATTTGTAAAGGCAATCGAGAGCTGGTTGAAAAAAATGAAAAACATTTGTTTGTACAAATGCTTTTCATCGCGACAACGATAGAAGCGGTTATCGAAGATTCGAGCGGATAGCGTGACCCGTTAGGGGGTCGCCCAAGTCAATATCATAGGTCGTCCATCGCTGCGGCACGCACGGATTCAGAATTCTGTTTATCGTAGTATTTCAACAAAACGAAGCATTTCGTTACGCCATCGTGCTCAATGGAAAGCTCAATGTCTCCCAGTGCAGTAGAGAAGACAGATGCGTATTTGCATCCGTCCATCTTAACCTGGTGCATTCTGTCGTTGTCATCATCCACATATTTTGATTCAAACATTTCCACAACATCTTTGGGCTCTCCGTATTTTTCACTGAGCATTTCTTTTAGGCTGGAGTAACAAGAATATAGTCGTGACCAGGTGTCACAATCGGGAAAAATAACCGCTATAGTACTCACAAGGTCCTTGCCATTCAAGGTGGCGACTCCAATAGTGCATCCTTTATATCCGGCAAAATCACCGGACAATATGGCAACCCCGTCTTGGGTTCCATTAAGAGTAAAGCCCTTGCTCTGCATTTGCTGGGTGTATTGTTTCAATGTTCCGTCTATGGGAACTCCTTTGAAAGAAAGGTGGTCTTGAGCGGAAAGATTCGTGATAAGCACTAATGCAAAGATGATTGAACACAGCTTTTTCATAATCAAAAATTTTACAGCACAAAAATAAAAAAAATCCGTCACATGCTGCAACGGATTTTTCACACTAAACAAATTTTTATGAAGATATGATGAAATCGCTGTTATCCATCATTTTCGGTATCGGTGCCCGTTCCAGTACCAGTACCCGTTCCAGTGCCTGTGCCTGTTCCTGTTCCTGTTCCTGTTCCTGTTCCTGAACCAGAAGTATTATTGCCGTCAAGGTTGGTGGAAGCACCTATGAGGTTGTTCATCGTTCCGCTGTAGATTTGAGCGGTGGGCGTGTCATAGACGAAGGAGATTGTCGCGCCGTTGTTGTCGGTCACGGCCTTGCCGGATGTGGCCTCCACGTTTTCGCCGATTTCGGCGCCGCGGTCAGCGTCACCAAGCATGTGGATGTCGCCGTTGTTGAGGCGTGCGAGGATGATGACTTCGGAGTTCATCACGGAGGCGATGAAGCCGAGCAGGCGGGATTTGAAGCCCGGATGGTACATTTCGAGGTTGGCTTTCAGAGACTTGCCACCGAAAGTGCCTTGGGATGTGTACTTGAGTTCTCCCATGTCGCGGGAGCAGTAGATGTGGTAGAAACGTTTGCCGTTCACCATCGTGATATTGCCTTCGAGTTCGGCAAAATCTTCGTAGGATGTTCTGTTTGAAGGCAGCGAAGGGAAGGATGCGACGTTGTCCTTTAGGGAGATGTAGATGTTTTTGACTCCGGACATGTTGTTGCCGCAGTTGGCTCCTTTATTGAGGTCCTCGAGTTCGAGGGCGCAGATTGCTTCTTCTGGCATGGCTGTAGGGTTTTAGGTTTAACTTAAATCGACTTCCAGTTCGTTTGTTCTGAAGGTTGTGTAGCCTTGGATTACTCTCATCTTGACGATGTATTCGGCGGCGGCCAGCCCGCTGACGCTTGCCCAGGCAGTCCCGTTTTCCACGGTTCCGGCTACGTCGTATGTGTTGTTGCTGTTCTTTGCCTTGTACTCAAGCCGTACGGTTGCATTGTTCTTGAAGGGTACTCCCGCAGCGCAGCTGGTGACCAGCGTAATCACTTCCGCATCGTTCACCGTGGCAGTGTCAGCCTTGGCTGCTATGTTGAGGGAAGTTCCTCCGGCCGGAATGAGTCCTGCTTCAGTAATGGATTTTTCCGCACTGAAGTAGATGTTGTTTCCGACCTTGAGGCCGAAACGGAAGGAGACGCATTGACCTAACGTCTCAATCATGTCTTCCGAAAGTGAAAGGGTGATGATGTTGTCCTGGAGTACTATGGAACCGACTTCTGCAATGTCATCGTTTTCAGAGTTTTCCCATACTGGCTGTCCGTTGTTGCCGTAATGTTTGAGACTGAGGATGGGTATTGCATTTGGGGGAATCTCACCGAAGATTTTCCCTTGGATTCTTTTTATGATGATGGGTACTGGGATGCTCATGATGGTAGGGGTTTAGAGGATTGTGATATTGATGTTGGTTGCATCGATGCCGGCGTTTCCGGTGGTTGAGCTTTCAAGGCCGACGGTTCTTGCGGATGTCCAGACCATGGAGTTGCAGCCGAATCCGACACCTTCCATCCAGTCGGCGAGGACCTTGACCATTCGGTTCTCCTTCTGGAGGTCGAAGTCGAACTTGTTGCGGTTGGTGAGCCACAGAAGGTTCTCCTTCATCGTGGAGAAGATGTCGTCGGTTCCTCTCATCGAGGGGACACCGCAGACGACGTGTTTGGTAAAGTCGATTTCGGCGTTGATTTGGTCGGGTGAGTTGATGAAGTAATAGCCGGCGGCACGTTTTGCGGTCTTCATGGCGCGAACCCATTTGGGGGCTACGAAGTGGATGATGTTCTCTCCGTCATAGAGGTCGTCAATCTGGCGGTCGTAGGCCTCGATTTCATCGAAGATGTTCTCTTCGGTGAAGGCTTCCACGCCGTGGATGACGTTGATTGGGCAGTTGGTGTCGTTTGCTCCGTCAATGAGTTTCTTGCGGATGCCGTCCATGCAGCTTTCGGGAGTGGTGCCGTTGTCGTCGCGGACGCCCTTGTAAACGGCCTTGAGCTCTCTGTTGTTGTCTATCTTGTTTTTGAGATAGACTTCTACGAAATAGCGGGTGATTGGCCAGTCTTCAATCTTGTTCTGGTCTCCTGCGAGGAATCCCATCCAGGAATGGTAGATTCCCATCGGAGAGAACTCTGCGTCAATCTTGATGTGGTTGAGTTCGATTTTGTTCGGGATGAACTTTACGCCCGCTTTGGGTTCGAACTGGATGCGGAATGGTTGGAGGACGTCCTCCCATTCTTCGGTTGTGAGCTTGAAGATGTCGTCCTTGGTGTTGATTCTGGTGGCGAACTTCTCAAGGGTGGTTGCCGGAACGGTGAGGGCTCTCTTGAGTCTGTCCATTCCCTGCCCCGAGTTCTCGTAGAAGCGTCCGTATTCCTCAAGGATAAGGTTGGCATCGATGTTGGTTTGGACTTGTGTCATGATTCTGGGTGTTGGGGGTTAGATTTCTTTCTTGATGGCTTGGTAGAGGACCGATTGGCTGACGTATGACTTGATGTCGTCCTTGGGGGCTTTGGCAGGGTCTCCGCCGTTGACGTCTGGCGTTTTGGTCGGGATAGAGTCCACGAGGGCTTTGAGGCGGTCGCGTTCGGCGGTGACGCTTGCAAGGGAGGCTTCGGCCAGCGCCTTGTCGTTCACGGTCTGCTGGTGTTCCGTCTTGAGTTTCTCAAAGGCGGAGAGGGTGGCTTCGATTTTTTGGAGTTGGGAGTCGTCAAGTTCTATTCCCTTCTCCTTGTCGTAGGATTTGTCGTCCGCAAAGGCGAGCAGTGCGGCGATGAACGGCATGATTTTCTTCATTGATGGTTGGTTTATTGGTTTTTGATTGCGTGAGATGTAGCGGCTGATGGTGTTGAAGAATGACTGCATGGGGCCGGAGTAGTCTTCGGGCACAAGCAGATCGGTGTAGGCGGAAGGAAGTTGGGGAAGTCCGTTGTCAGCGATTGCGTTTGACGGGATGCAGGCTGCCTTTTTCGTTTCGTTGTAAACGTCCGTGACGAAGCCCAGTTCCTGCGCTTCCTTGGCGGTGAGCCATTTCCCCTGCCCGTTGTTGGCCTTGAGCAGTTCTTCGATTTCGCGTTCCTTGTCCGGACACGCTTCGTTGTAGATGGAAAGCAGTCTCTGGTTGACGGTTTTCTGGGTCTCGAGTTCCTGCGAGAGTCTTTCCTGGTTGGCACGGCCTATCCAGGCGGAGCACTGATGGATGAGGAAAAGTGCGTTTTTGCTCATTTTGCGTTCCGTGCCTGCCATTGCGACGATGGTTGCCGCCGAGGCGCAGAGCCCGTTGATTTGTGTAGATATGAATGCGGGATGCTCCGCCAGAAGGTCGTGTATTGCAAGTGCGTGGTTGACGTCTCCGCCCAGCGAGTTGATGCGGACGGTGATTCTCTTGGATTTGATGGCCTTGATGCGGTCGAGTTCCTCGCTGAGCTGGCGTGCGGTGTTCTCGTCTTCGCTTCTGTCCCAGCCCTCGTAGCCGATTTCGCCGTAGATGTCGATGGTGGCTTCTTCGGCGCTTTCGTTGAGGAATCGTATGGAGGATAGTCTTTTCATCTCTTTGGTTTTGAGGCAAAAATAGTCCTCGCGCACGAAAGGAAAGTGGACAGCCGCTATTGTGCGGCGTTGCACAGCGGTTCGGACATCACCCTCGAGAACGATAGTTCGTAGTGGTGGGTTCCGTCCGGCTTTGGATTTCCGATGTGTCTGAAAGAGAACCGCAGAGGCTCGTCCTTTGTGCCGGATAGCCAGATGTCGTTGGAGTTGTCAACGAACTTGACAATCCACCTGCGGCGCGTCATGTCTGCAAAGAGCCGGTCGTACTTGTTTTTGACGCCGAAGAAGACGCAGTCTATTTCGTGGCTGAAGCCTCCGTCAGTTAATTCGACGTCGGCTTCGATGGAATCGGCCTGGATTTGTGCAAAACGGAATCCGGGTTTCAGAACGATTCTCTTCGTTCTAAAGTTTATCAAATCAATGCCTTGCACTTCATCGGTGTCCACGATGAAGATTTTCTTGTTGCCTGCCATGAGCTGGCAGCTGCTGTTTTTGAGCAAATCGTCCATGGTATGTTGGGGTTAGGTTAAAAAGGGGACATCTCTAACAATTTTATTTGTGTCGCTGTCGTGCGGTCTGCGTGACGTTGCGGTGATGCTCTCAAAGTCGGAGGCGAATTTCCGTTCCTGCTCAATCCAGTGTCTCTGGTAGTGCTTCCTTAGGGCGGGATATGCGAGTTCGTCTTCCTCGTAGAGGTTCCCGAAGAGGAACTCCTTGATGGCGGTGTCTCTCGGAATGCCTCCGACAAGGTGTGCGACCATTACGGCGTAGCACGCTTCGAAAAGCAGTTTGCGGTAGATGAGCTGCGAGAAGGCGAGCTGGTATTTCTCCGGAATCTCTCCTCCGTAGTGGGCATAGTCCCAGCCCGTAACCACTATTGAGACTTCGCGCATCAGATGCCGGTTTCGGCTGGTGTGGCTCGGAACTTTTACGTTCTGCCGCTGGAGGTACGCCGAAAGGAATGTGTAAAGGTAGTGGTTTCGCAGATCAAAGGCGCGACCCGCCTTGGGGAAATTGTTTTCCAGATGTCTGGCCACTGCTGGATGGACGCGGAGCGTCACGGTCTGGAGGTTGCTGTTTCTGTCCATGGAAAAATATTTTTTTTCTTGCATCGGGCACATTTCCGCTTATGACAAACAAGACAAAGGCCGGATTTTCATATCTGCTTGTTTTTCAACAATGTGACGGCAAGACAAGCCCGCTTCTTTTGTCTTGAATATGTCTTTTGTCAAAAAAATGTCCTCTATAGGCTTTTTTTTGTCTTGTTCTGTCTTATGGCGTCTTGAATGGGATGGCTTCATAACTTGCTGGGTTTCTGCATTGTCTTGTTTTGTCTTGTTTGTCTTTCAAAAAAATGTGGTCTTTCGTGTCGGATTGTTTTTTTAAAAGGAAACGGACATGCCCTTGTGGGGGTGTCCGTATGGGTTTCAGTATGGGAAGAGGGTGCTTTGCTCCTCCTCTTCGTAGCGGCTTGGCTTTGAGGGCGTCTTCGTCTGCTGTTCGCTTTCGTCTTTCATTGGTTTGACATCCTCCTTCTTCTCGTAGTAGAAGACGGTTTCGAGGTTGAGTCCCATCGTATCGACCAGCAGGTCGTAGTTGAAGCACCATGCGTATGGGCGTTCATATTCGAGAGCGGCGTCTGTTCCGTCGCCGGCGTAGTATTTTGCGGAGTCTTTTTCCTGCAGGTTCTTGATGTTGCGGCGGAAGCGTTTCTGCTGCATTCCGATGAACTCGTTGGAGTTCTTGAGATAGAACTGGAGGGTGTCTTTCGGCAGTTTCTTTTCGTTGGCGTTCCGCTTCGCTTGGGCATAGAGGCCGAAGATGCGATTGGGGTTCATGAAAAGGACTTTCATGTTGCGGTCTATGGTGGCGGTTGTGGTTTTCAGTTCGCTGACGACCTTGACTTGGAAATCGAAATCCTTTTCGATGATGCCGCCGCTGAAGAGTTCCTGATAGACGTTCCAGAAGTCGGAGACTTCGTTGCCCGCTTCAACGTCGGCATTCTGGCGGGTGATGAGTCTGGCGAAGATTCTGACGCATTCGTCATATCGGAACGGGGTTTCCCGGTTCTCGGTGACGATCTTGAGGGAGGTCAGCACGATGGTCCAGTTCTTGAGGATTCTGTCTTCCACCTTGGTCTTGTCTATGAATGGGGTGAGTTCCCCGATGATTTCGTCAAAGCGTCTTGCGAAGCTCTCAAGGAAGATGCCGCGCAGGTTGAAGAGGGAGTTGGTGATGTGCGTCAGTCCCTGCTTTTCGATGTTCTTCAGCTCCGTGAATCTGCGTTTTTCATCTTCCGAGAAGGTGTCCTTGTTGACGGAAAGGAATATCACGCGGGAAAAGAGGGCGTTGTCGGCACTGGCCATTTCCTGTCCCGTCAGCATTATGCCGGCATCTACGGGCGTCGTCTCTTTCTTTTTGTCCTTGTCCATGTTCATCCTGCTTCTTCCGACACCATCCCACAATCCCTTGAGAAACTCTATTTTCTCGTAGTCGAGCGAATTTTTATATTCGTCTATGTGGCACAATGCGTTTCTGGTGTGTGCCACGTGGTCCGCCATTGCCGGAACGGTGCTGTTGGTCATGTTGATTCCGACCGGAAGGTCGCCGAAGAGTTTGAGCAGGCTGACGGCCATTTCGCTCTTTCCCGTCCCCTTGGGCCCGAAGATGTTGAGGATGGGAAAGAATCTGAATGATGAAATGATGATGTCCCGGAATAGGGTTGCGAAATAGAATCCGATGCCGACGATGGCGTTTTTGCCATACACGTCGCGCATTCTCTCGCAGTACTCGAAGAAGGGCGTCTGCCCCGGATTGTTGGTGAACTTGCGCTCGAACTTGAAAAGCGTGTCCTCTTCGAGGTAGAATGACGATAGGGCTGGAAGGTAGTAGTACTGCTTGTTGAACTCGACTATTCCGAGATCGTTTATTTCCTTGAACGTGCCGTCAACGGTGATGCCGTTCGACCAGGCGAAAAAGCCTGGCTTCTGCCAGCCGAGCTGCACGATTTCCTTGCAGGTCTTCGTATTTTCATATAGGTACGCCTTGATTTTGCTGAGGCCGTGCTCGCCGCCCTCGAACAGGAAGTTGCCCATGCTTTCGCAGCGAAGGCGGAAGGCCGCAATGGAAATGAGGTCTTTCTGGTTGAACTCCAGGACGCGTTCCGCACCGAAGAAGTTCTTGATGCGGTATAGCCTTTTGGCGTTGACCGTGCTTTCGATATGGAATAGGGGTTCCATCACGAAGTTGGACCCCTTGAAGAAGTTGTCGGCCTTGATTGCATAGAAGAAGTAGCAGTTCTTTTCTATGTAGAAGCCGTACTTGCGAATCATGTCGTCCTGCTCGGCGCTCATGTTCGAGGATGTGAACGTCTTGGTGGCGTTTCTTTCCCGTGAGTCCGTTTCGACTTCGCGCAGCGTTTTTTTCCAGAGTGTCTTGCCGGGAATGATTTGGGAGAGTTCGTCAATGAGCAATTCCTTTTCACTGTCCGGCTTCCCGTGGATGAGGGTGGCGATTTCTCGAATCGCCCTCGTCTTGCCGCTCGGGTCATCTATGGTGGCTTGCCGTTCCTTGGCAAGCATCGATAGGAAGAACTGCTTTCCTTGTTTGTAGAACTCCTCGAAATGCTCTTTCGAGGTGAAGAAGCTGTCGGGGTCCTGCTTTTTGCCCGCTGCATCCTTTGGGATTTGGAGGACGAAGGCGTTGTAGCCTGCTTCCACGAGCCGCTTGCCGTTCTTGATGGTGGCGTTTCTGCCGGCATCGTCACCGTCCAGCATGAGGCAGACGTTTTTCGAGGCCCTTCCGATGAGCCCGATTTGGTCGTCCGTCAGTGCAGTGCCGCAGCAGGCGACCACGTTGCAGATGCCGAGCTGGTGCATTTTCACCACGTCGGCGTTGCCCTCGACAAGTATGGCGAGGTCTGAGGACCGGATGTTTCGGAATGCAAAGTTTAGGCCGAACACGGTTCGCCCTTTGCTGTAGAGGAGGGATTCTCCGTTGTTGATGTACTTGGGCACGTCTGAATCGTTGGAGAGCCTTCTTCCGGAGAAGGCCACGATTTTGCCCGTGAGGTCGTAGATGGGAAACATCAGGCGGTTGCGGAACGTGTCGTGGCAGCCGCTGAACTTGTTCTGCTTGAAAAGGTCGCACTTTTCAAGCAGCTCGAAGGCGAATCCCTTGCCTCGCAGGTGGGTGTAGAGTTCGTTGCTGCCTTCGGGGGCGTAGCCTATTCCGAAAAGCTCGATGGTCGCGTCATCGAAGCGGCTTCTTGCATATTGGAGTGCCTTGGGGCTTTCTGCCAGTCTCTGCTGGTAGAAGGCTGCCACACTTTCGTAAACCTTGAGCAGATGGCGGCGTTCCTTTGCCTTTGCTTCATCCTCGTCCGTCGGGGTGTGTTCCTCAAGTGTAATGTTGCAGTCCTTTGCCAGCTGCTTGACGGATTCGTAGAACGTCAATCCTCTGTACTCCATTAGGAAGTCGATGGCGTTGCCGCTCTTGCCGCAGCCGAAGCACTTGTATCGGTTTGAGGCCTCGTAGAGTGTGAAGCTGGCGTCCGTTTCGTTATGGAACGGACAGCGGCACTTGTAGTTCCTGCCACTCCTCACCAGCCTTAGGCCGCTGTTTTCCATCACCTGCTTCAAGTCGCAGCGGGTGAGTATTTCCTGCTTTTGCGATTCGCTTACCATATCTCATATTGTTTGTTTTTGTTTAGTGTCTGATGAACTGGTATTGCCAGCCGATGCGTGGTGTCTGGTTGACGAAGTCATACCCGACGTAGAACTCGCTGCGTTTGACGCCTACGCCGAGTTGCAGCTCGAATCCCGGCTTGCGGTTCGGTATGTTGTAGGTCAGACCTCCGCCTGCGGAAAGGAAGAACTTGGGTTCTTCGAATGTGGTCTGGGTGGTGAAGGTGTTGCGCTGCGTCATCTTGTAGTCCAGCTTTGCCATTTCCAAGGCGTTTCCTTTCACCTTCACGTCCGTAACTGCTTCGATGGCGGTGTCCTCGTATTTCAGCGAGTAGTATTTCTCGGTGAAGTAGTCTTCTATGATGGCTTCCGTATCTACTTTCAGCAGATACGGGATTTGTTTTTCAACCCGGTAGGGGGCTGGAAAGAAAATGGTATCGCTTGCCCGCAGCGTGTCGATTCTCACGGTTGTGGAAGTGACTTTTTCGGATCTGCGTTTTGAGCAGTTCCGGAAAAGCAGGGCTGCTACTATCAGCGCCAGCAGGATGATGGCGAACCATTTCCAGTCTAATTTCATGGCTATAGGGATTTGAGCAGGTTGACGAGCTCGACCTGCGGATGGGCGTCCGACTTGTCTTTTCTGTAGGAGGCGTGGGCGAAGACGCCCTCTTTCGCCATCAGTGCCCGTGGAGTGACGTTCCAGATGTCGCTGCCGTAGTTGGCTGCGATGTGGTGCTTGTCCTGGAGATACTGGATGAGTTCCTTGAGCGTTGCAAGTTGTGCGGTGGTGTACTGCTCGAAGTATTGGAAGCCGCGGTATTTCTGGCCGGAGCAGTACTCGTAGATGTTTTTGACGGGACGGCATTTTAGATTTGGGACGACTTTGCCGTTGAGCGTCGTTATGGGATAGAACTTTCCGTCCGTATGCTGGGCGAGAGCTCCCCAGCTGTCCAGCTCGATACCGATGCTTTGCTGGTCGAGTTGCTTGTAGGGAAGTCCGAAGGCGGTGAAGTTCTGATTTGAAAGTCCGAGGTGGTAGGCCCAGAAGTCGTCCCCGAAGCATTTGTGGAGGTTGCCGTCACGGGCTATGATGAAGGATGTGGCGACTCTTTCGGTGGTGTGCAGCCACCAGTTCATGTCGCCGTCCACGCCGTCGCCGGAAACGGTGTGATGGATGACGATCTGCCTTTTGGCTGTCGTCTCCCTGCGGTATTGCGTTTCTGGAAAGTTCCAGTCCTTGTAAACTCTAATCATTGCTTCGTTGTTTTTGTTGGTTGATAGCCCGCTGGACTTTTTTTTCGAGCTGGATGTTTTCTTCCACAAGGTCGAATAGGTATTGCAGGATGCGGAAGTCCGTCCGCTGTCCGGCTACGACCTTGTAAACCTTGCTGACGCTGCAGCCGAACCGCGAGGCCACCTGCCTGCCGTAGTTACGGGGCAGGTAGCACTTCAGTTCGCCAAGTCCTTTAGGATTTGCCATCTTTGATTTTCGTGATTAGGTGATGTCCGAGAAAAATGAAGATTAGCAGCAGCTTCACGGCGATGAGAAGTAAAAGCGGGGCGAGAGTCAGACCCCAGCTTAAACTCAAAACCTTGAAGCACTTTAAGACGACCCACGAGGCATCGATGACAATGATGTAGCCTTGGATGGACTTGGTAAAGTGACTTGGTTTTGTTTTCATTTTCTTAATTTTTTCTTTTTGAGGGTTTCACGTTCGATGCACCATTGGGCAAGTTCTTCTGGGAAGGCATTGCGGAAGATGTCTTCTTCTCTGATGCCGTAGGCATTGTCCTTGATGATTTGTACTACGTTTTTATTGAGGAGGGGAGAATCCGGATACATCTTTGAGATGTATTTGTCAATGGTTCTGGGGTCGTTTAGACCGAAAAGGTCGAGGATTTGACCTTTTACGCCTGGCATTTTGATAATGCGTAGCGCTCTGTCTGTGAGCACTAAAAATTTCTTCATTTTTCTCTGATTTTTAGGTTGTTAAATCCGAAAAATGTTTTATTTTTGCAGAGTGTTACTTGTGTTGGAAATGTAGTGTGGAACACAGCAATAATAAAACATAACTCTCTGATGCAAAGATAGTTATAAAAATGAAAAATGCAAAATCAAAATTGTTTTTTGCAAAAAAGTTCTTTGAATGACTAAGTTCGACAAAATCGTGTTTGAATTTCTGTGCACACGTTTTATAACTGATTGAATATCAGTTTTTTTTATTAGGTGTATCGGAACAGAAACGGAACTGAAAAGTGTCGATTTTAGCGAAAAATAGAAAAATAAATTACTAATAATCAGGAAGATACAAAATCAAAGAAGGGCCAGAAAGAACCGCGAGTTCGAATCTCGCCCTCTCCGCAAACAAAAAGTCAGCGTGAAAACGCTGACTTTTTTTGTATGTGAAACGTCGTCGACAGTTTACTGTCGTAAGATGTTTCGCGTACAAAAAAAGCACTGCGATAGCAGTGGCTT